TATTTTATTTTATATTAAATTATTTTTGTAAAGTTGTATCTTGTGGCTGTAGTTTTCTAGTTGTTCCAATAGGTTTTGGTGAAGCAGGGCGATTAATATTAGCTTGTTCTCTTCTATCTTTATTTGGATCGAGTATACTTCCTTTAAATAGATTATATATACGTTCACCTAAAGGTTTTGCCTGTTCCGCAAGTTTTTTCTGTTCATTTTCTTTTAATATCTTTTCTTGATATCTTTTAGCCTTTTCCTGCTCTAATTGTTTCTGTCGATTTAGTGCAGCTTCTTTAGCTTTTTGAATTCTTGCTTCTTCTTCTGCAATTTTTCTTAATTCAGCTTCCTGAGTCTGTGCAGCTTCTCTTGCAGCTTTTTGAGCAGCTTCATCTAATTGTTTTTGTTTTGATTCTTCTTCTGCTCTCTTAGCCGCAGCAAGTGCTTCCTGTCGTCTTTTAATATCAGCTTGTAAAGCAGCTTCTCTTTTAGCAATATTATCAAGTTCTTTTTGCTGTTCTCTTGACTGTGTATTCACTTTATGTAATACTGAAGATATTTGCTCTTTTTCCTGCTGTATATTTTCTATTTTTGATTGTAACCGAATAGCTTGAGATTGTTTATCTGCACTAAGTTTTGATACTTCTGATTTCAATTCTTTAACTCTTGGATCTTCATCTTTAATTTTAAGAGATGATATATCCGCATTTAATTTTGTATCTGTTAATGTACCAGTTTTTGGACCTCTATCAAGTAGATTTTCATTATTCTGTGGTTTTGCTTGTTCTACTTTAGCTTCATTAACTTCGGTAGTTATATCATTAGTGTCGATAGCTTCTGGTACATTAGTAGCAGTACTCTGTGGAGCCGATGCGATATCATTATCAATTGTATTAACTTCATTTGAAATATTATCAACTTTTGTATTTTCGGTACTTTCTCCACGTTTCGCCATTTTTTCTTTTATAGAAGTTATATATGTATTTACCTTTGATTTAAATTGTTCTGTAGCACTTTTTATCGCCTCATTAAATGGTTTACCAGCTTTAAGGTCCTGCTGAACTTTATAAATAAAAAATCCTAAAGAAGATATTGCAACTACAATTCCACCAGTTTTAAGTATAGCCCATGTAATACTTTTAACTTTACTATATACTTTACCAAAAATAGATTTTTGATTTGAATCTAATCCATGTGATATCTGAGAAGCTTTTCCATCAAATTTTGAAAATCCCTGCTGGGCATCATATTCCATTAATACTTTAGTATTTTTATTAAATCTAAATCCATATTCAGATAATGCCATATATATATCATCTTCCGATTCCATTAAGAAATATTTTTTATTTGGATACAATGAGCTATATAAGCTTACGATATCTTTTGTTTCAATATTACCAATATTTAGTTTAAATTGTTTACCCATATTATTTCAATCCTCCATTATTTTTTTGATGCATTCATTCTTTTTGCCAATTCAGCTTCCTGTCTAGATGATATGGTATTTGGTGCATTTGTAGGAATATTTGTAGTTTCTGGAGATTTCATATTACTTGGAACATCTTTCCCTAATTCTTCCGGTTTTAGATTTTTTAATCTATTATTCTTAATAGCTTCATCAATTTTATCTTTAATACTATTAGTAATATTAGATAGTTTTTTATTCAATTCAATCATTGTAGGTTCAAATCCATTCTTTTTTATTTTGTATCCAATAGTAGCAGCCCCAATTACCAATGAACCTAATGATAATAGTCCTGCAATAGATATACCTTTTGATAATGCGGTTTTAAATACAGTCATTGCTTTAGAAAAAAATCCCTGTACAGCTGGGCGATGCTGTGGATCAACTCCACTTAAGGCTTTATTTTGGGCAGCCTGCATTCTCTGAGTATATACATTAGCATCCATTTCCTGTAGTAAACCAGTTTTTGGATTTACTTTAATACCATAGTATAATAATAAACCATTTATCGATTCGTCGGATTCCATAAATAAAGTATCATTAGATTCTGTAATATCTCCATAAAATTTAACTAAATGAAATCTTGTAGTATCATTTTTTACTTTGATTGATTTAATCATATTAAAAAGTCTCCTTATTAAATATTATTTTGTACCTTTAATAAATGCTGTATCGTATTCACCAGATTTTATTTTATTATAATTATCTTTACCTTCTTTAGTACCATATACTTCAACATATTTTTCGAATACTTCTTTTGGTACTTCTAATCCTTTAAGAAGATATTTTGGTCCAGGAACATCTTTACCATTAACTTTACCATAAGTAACCATAGTCATTCTACGTGGTAATCTTACTGGAGTACCTGCTGGAGTAGTATCAACATTTTTCTGCTGCTCATTGATTTCTTTTTCTCTAATTTCTAAATATTTATCAACCTCATCTTTAGTAGCAGGTCTTCCTAATGATTTAACGCCTTCGGTTCTCCATCGAGAAACATCAAATCCATATTTATCTTTTGCACCAGCAATATCTTTATCAAGTGGGTTTGATGGTTTAGTCGCTTCAGAATCATCAGTAATATTATTTACCTCCATTGTACCTTTAGAGTCTTTTATTTCTGAAGCAGTTTTTGGAATTTCAGGAATAATAATATCTTTATCAATTGATCTTTTAGTATCAATAATAATAGATTCAAATTCCTCTTTAGCTTCATCTGATAAATCTGAAGGAGCAGATGATGATACTTTCTGTGATATTTTTTCAACGGCTTCTTGTGCAGCTTTTTCAAAATCTTCAAATTCTTCTGGTTTAACGTCAACTTCGGGTGGTTGTGATTCCGATTTAGTTGCTACAGATTGATTATTATTTGATATCTTTTCTTTAGATCTAATATTTTTAGATACATAAATAGCTGCTACAATTAGACCTAATACTGCACTAATTGAATATTTATGTCTAAGCATAAATTTAACTACTCTTATAACAAATCGTTTAATTCGAGTTATTGTAGATAATACTATAGAATTAAATCTTCTAATTGAACTTCTTAATGGAAGATTATTATTTCTTTCTTGTAATGAAGATATCATTCCATCGAAATTATTATCAATTCTTTGTAATACGGTTTTAGTATCAAATTCAACTAAAATATTTTTTGTATTAAATCTAAGACCATCAGTAATTACCGCTTGATATAAATAATTTGTATTTTCTAATAGAATATTATCTGGATGGATTGTATTAATATTATTAATAGCTCGATAAAATTCCATTAGTAATGGATACGATATCTTATCATTTTTGATTTTTACTTGATTCATAATTTTTTAATCTCCTTGTTTTAATTTCTTAATTATATTTTGAAATTCTACTTTACTATTTTCCATTTCCATTTTAATTTTTTCTTTTCTTTCTTCTGGTGCATTTTCTAATGCTTTATTATATAAATTCATTTTAAACTTATTCGTTTCGGATAGAATGGTTAAATTAAGCTTTAATAAATGTTTATCTTTTATATCATTATATTTATGATTTAATTCATCTTTAATATTAATATTTTTAGATTCATTAAATAGCATTAATTGTGTACCATGGGAAGGTACTTCATCTGATTTAAAAAGACTTGTAGCCTTATTCCACGTACCAATTATTAGTTTTTTTGCATCGACTAAATGATTTTTTAAGTGATTACCTATATTTTTAATATAAATTGCAAGTGCGTTTGATAGCCAACTTCCAATACCCATTAGAGTTAAAGTAGTAATAGTATATGATATTGAAGTACCTAAAAATTTAGCTACATTTTCATTAACTCCTGCAATGCGTAACACAAATGTAATAATCGATGATAAAATTCTTGGTATAACTTTTAGTATTGCAATACCACTCAATCTAATCCATAATATTATTCTAGTTAAAATATAGTCAATCCATCTATATGTATTATCATATTCGTTTATTATAACATCTTTATCTTCTACAATTTGAGATACATTATTTGGTATTTTAATATTTTTACCCGAAGATAGTGCAGTTTGAATATTTTTAAGTTCGGTAAGTGTATTACTACCTTCGGTTATTTCTTTATTAACTTCACTAAAGTAATATCCATCATAATTATCTTTAATAGCTTTACAATTTAGTTCATCGATTTTCTGATATGCAATAGTAGGATTATCTTTATATTTTTGTAATATATACATAATACTTTTAATTGTACGCTTATCTTTAATAGCCGATATATTACAAGCCATTTCTAATAATAATATATTCATTATATCTCCTAATATTTACTTATCAATATCAATTTTAAAATCTTCGATAGTTTTCTGGTTTTTTTCTTCAGATGATTTTTGAATTGTTACTCTTATAACCACATTAAATTCATCTAAAATATTTTCAAACAATGAATCTATATTTTGTTTTCGTTTAATATTATTCTCTAATTCCTGTTTATATTTATTAATAACAGAAATATTAATATTACTACCTTCTTCTTTTAATAAAGATATTTTATTTTTTATTAGTTTAAGATCTTTTATTATATAAATTATTTTTAATTTTAGTTTATAACAGTATGATATAATACTAAATATAGTAGTAAGTAATGCGTTTGTAGGTTTAAGTTGTTCATCCTTAATAGCAATTTTAATAGATTTAATTGCTTTTTCTAATTTAGGATGAATTACTTTACATAATAGTAATATTTTACTCATAACGTTTTCAGATATATATTGTTGTATTACTTCATCTTCCAATATAATACCCTTATTAAATAATGGAGTAAATAAATCTGTAATACCATCAATACCATTTTTTAAGTTCTTTTCAAATGTATCTATATCGACTTCTATAAAGTTTTCATTTTGAATTTCCATTATTTTTTCAAAATTATATTCTGTTTTATTAATAATCTTTTCAATAAAAAATATATTATCTAATCGCTTTTTATTATTAGATAATATTTCGAATAATCTAAATGTTTCTTCTTGTTCTAAGCGTTTAAATATATCAATATATGAAACGATTTTATTATATTGAATACTATTAGTTGGTATATCATATTTATCATTAGATATGAACAATTTAATTCTTTCAAATTTATTCTTTTTATTTAAATTAGTAAGAAGATATTTATATAATGTAAATATAAGATTTAATCCAGTAAGCAATTCTTTCATCTGAATAGTATTATTCTGTCTAATAGTATCTTCAGTATCTTTAGTATTTTTTAAACTAACATCTTTAAACTTTTTATTAATTACATTAAAATTTTTTTGAGTAATTGTTACTAAATTAAATACATTACGTAATAATTTATCTATATCAACAAGTAATTGATTTATTGCAATTTGTACATCAGGCTGTTTATTTATAGTTTTAATTCTATCTAATATATCTTCGAATCTAGATTCAACTTTATTAATATATATCTTTTCCATATTATTAACGAATAATATAATATCTTTATATGTAAAAAATGTACCTGTAAATTCATTACCATCCATTATACTTGGAGTATCTACACCAGATTTACTATTATTTTCCATTTCTAGTAATATATTATCTTTTACTTTAACACTGAAGTCATTATAATCGATACATATATTAGCAAGAAAATCTGTAAAGGAGCAACTACTTAATATATATGATTCGAATAATATATTATTCTGTCTAATCATATCCAATGCTATAATTTCAATTCTATTAAATGGATTTTTCATCTATATGTTATCTCCTTTATTTATTAAAATTTTCTATTAATATATTAAAAATTTCTCTATCAATTTTATAAATACTTTTATTATTTTTCCATATATTAATTCTATCATGAAATAAGTTAATTAACCTATTACCAATTATTATATTTTCCGATTCCATTAAGAATGAAAACATTTTATTACTCATTAAATGATTTCGAGGATATGAATTATTTTTACAAAATGTAATTACTTTATTATATTTATTAAGTAATTCATTATTACATATATTATCTATACAACTTATTACTTTTGATGCACTTGTGAGTTTATTAGTAATACTTTCAGATTCATATAGATATGAATCAATATATTTAAATATTGGATCCATTTTTTCATTTCCTCTAAACTCACATTCTAATAATATATCTTTTTTTGTTGGTTCTATAATTAGTGAATTTAGTATCATTTTTTGATTTCTATTTATATTATTAATATTATTATTTTCTAATTTAATATAATCATTAAGTTTAGGAAAGAACATTTCGAATAATATATTATCAGGGGTAGTTAAAAGGGTAAGTTCCGATATATTAGTATTATACTTTAAGAATTTATTAATATATTCGGCTACTTTACTTTTAAGAATCCAGGTAGTATCATTATTATTAAACATATAAAAAAATTCCCCCAGTTATTAATTAATGAAACTAAAGGGGAAAGATATTATTATCAATCCCCTTTTATTGCGTACAGATTAGACTTATTTTGTATAATCAATATTTAAACTTTTACGTACGGTTTCGATTGGACCTCTATATGTAGTTACAAGAGATTTAGCCATTTCTTCAATCTGTGGATTACTAATTGAAAATTCTGGTACTCCATCAAATGACCAACCAATATTATGATCTGGTACATTATCAACAGTTGTGATATCCTGATTTGTAATTGCTGAATATGGAACTTTATCAGGGAAACATCCAGAATATAAAACTGCTAGTTGTAGTGTGCTATAATCCTGCTTAGTATATGCAACTAATATTTTACATTTATATCTTGTAGATAATGCTGTATCACCTGCTACTAGATTATAATGTCTTCCACCAGTTCTTAAATCTGCAATCATATTGCTCCAAGCAGACATAATTCTAATAATTGGTAATCCATCTCTTTCTCTAATAGTACATGTTACGGAGTCTGGAAAATCCTGTCTTGTTGCATCATTCTGTTTTCTTCCAGCTCTACCCTCTGTTGTCACTTTACCCATCGATGTATCAAAACCATCGATATTAACTGTCATTGCACTTAGATATAATGAAATGTTTGGTATTGTATTAATAGGAGATTTTATTTCTGGTAATTTTACTAAGGTTTCAGGTATACCTAAATAAAATACGAAAAAATAACCTCGTGGCGCAGCATCAGCAACATATTTAGGATTATTTCCACCATACGCTCCTGAGAATGGATCAATGATTGGTGCATTACTAATTATATTCATATATATTTATTCCCCCTTAGTTTATTTAACATTATATTCCAATAGTATTTTTTCAGCCAATCTATTAGGAATTGAATATATCTTAACATAAAATGCTTTTAATGTACGTCTTGCATATTCATCTGCATATACTTCAATCTGTGGAGCCTCTTCAAATGCATTTGGTAATTCATTTAACCATGATGATACTATTTCAGCTACATTTCTCCAAACATGTTCATTATTAACTTCAAATTTATAAAATCGTAAAAACGTTTTAAGATTTTTATCGATATATAAATATAATCTATTAATATGAATATCATTCCATACCGATGGGTTTATTAAAGTCGTTACCTGTTCAACAATTGCTATGCCCGAAGAGGTTCTTGTTATTGGATTAATTTGATAATCTTTTAGTAAAGTTCTTTCTTCTGGTGTTACTGGATTATATTCGATATCCAATATACCTTCAATAATTCCTTTATTACCTGTTGAACTATATCCTGCAATTGAAGCCCATGGATATAGATCTCTATCATTAATTGGTACTTTTGATGATAATATAGATGATACAGGAACTTTCATGCGTCTACCATAATCTGGAATATACTTCGTAACATATGGACTAAATAATGCCATTAATCTATTATTAAATGTATTTTCCTTTTTTCTTAAAGTAACTTCTTCTTTTACATTTCTACAAAATCCATTATCTAAGTATGAAAAGAAATCTTGTCTCATTGTACTTAAAAACGCAATTGCATTTTTAACCTCAGTTGGATATCCAGCATCAATTAATACTGAAAAATCAACATCTTCGGTATTAAGTATATTACTATCTATATCTCCAATAAAGGCTTTTGATAGCAATTCATTTGCAACTGATGTATTAATCATACCAAATTGATCCAATAAACTACCTTCGGAACCTTTACCAAGTTCTTTAAATGTACTTTCAGAATTAAATGATGAATATACCTGATTACCGGTATTAAATATAATTCCATGTAAATATACATCAAATGGATCAGTATATCCATTACCATAATGAACGATATAATTATTATTTTTTGTAGTTTTAATTATTGATCCATATACTACAGGTATTAAACTTTCAATAGAAGATTCATCAGATTCATCTAATATATCAATAAACTGTTTTAATTCTGAATTCCAATATAACCATGTATCTAAAGTTTCATCATATCTTACAATATGACCTTCTTTATTTAAAAACTGACCAGTGGCTCTATTACCAATCATATATGTATCACCTAACTCGATATTAATTTCTGTCGGTGAATTAATAATATCAACTACTTCTGGATATTCTGATAATGTATCCAAAGAGCTTAATATATTAATAATATGATTACTATTAAGTTCAGGATTTAATTTACAATTAATATATTCAATTTCATCATTTACTATAGACTCAATAAATATATTTTCACCAGATGGTCCTTTAATATCAGGATTTGTTGATATTAATCTATCTGTAACTATTTCAAAATCTCCAGCATCATTCATTTTATATAATGTGAATGTAAATCTACCAGTTTGATTATTGGGTTTAGTTACTCTAAATTTTAATTTATTATACCAACTACCCCTTCCTTTACCAAAAAATACTGCTAATGGTATTCTTGTAATACCATCTGGATTATTTATGAATGTAGTCCAAAACATATCAATTGCAGCTTCTGATGATACGGTAAGCTGATCATATTCATATTTCCAACCATAGTTAGGATTATTTGGATCTACAATACTATTATCTCTTACAATAGATACTGTTACATTTGAATATGTAGCATCTTGAGGTAAAAGTCTCATACACCAAGCAGGCGATATTGTAGTATATGTTTTCGCATTTAAATGACCAAAGTTATATGGCTGATATTTAAGTGTCGAATTACCATACTCTCTTTTAAATTCTGATTCATTAAGGAATATATCTAATTTATTATCTTTACCTTGATCTGCAAAGAATAAAAATATTCCTCGAGTGCTTCCAGCTGGTGCAATACCTGTTAAGCTAATATCACGAAACGAACTAAATACACCTGAATAGTTTGGAATATTACTCATTATGTATCCTCCATTTTATTTAAAAATTAAATTATATCGTTTTATTACATATATATCTATTTTTGTTAGATCTATATAATAATTCATTTACTCTTATTTCTTATATCTATTTTCTTTCTCTCTTTATTATTCATCTCCAACATTGTATGCCATGCAATTTTTTGTGATTTATATGTTGTATAATCTGGAATATCAGATGTAGTTCCACTAACTTCTCTTAGCTTCTTAGCTGCTTCCCATTCATCCCGGATCTTTTTATCATTATATAACTGATCTAGTAGCTCAATACCACGCTTAACTTCTCTAGTTGATTTTATTGGAGATTTTAATTTAGCCGATGAATATAATTCTTCTCTTTTATTTAGAATATTAAGAGCGATATTATTTACTACATTATATAGTCGCTCTAGTGGTTCTCTATCATTACGATAAATTGGAACGTTCGATGCCTCTCTTTTAAATGTATTATTTAAATGACTTAATATTTTATTTTCTCTTTCTTTAACATCATATTTAGGTTCATATTTTTTAATAATATCTTCTATTTTAATCTTTTCTTTATTATCATCTACTTTACGATTCTTAATAGCAGCAAATATTCTATTTATTATAGCCATTATACTATCTATAAATAAATTTATGACGATAGAAATATGCTTCGTTATACTATTTGCTATAGTATTCTGTTTTTTCATATTTAAAATTTCTTCGTTTATTTCATGTTCTATTCTTCTACCAGTAGATGCAGTTTCACCAAGTACGGTCATTTTATCTTTCTTTGAAGATATTATTCTTTTATCTGCAGTCACTTTTTCTAAATCTCTATCAATTGATAATGATTTATATAGTTCATTTATTGTATTCATTTTTGATGCCTGTCTTAATACATCAGTACCCATTACTAAAATAAAACTAATTCCAAGACCAAGTGCAGCTGCTACCGATATTAATTTTTTATAATTATTCCAAATATATTTCAAAAACTTAGCAACACCCGATACAAACTTAGATAATAAATTTTTAATCTTTTCATATATTTTAGAAATAAATTTAGATACATCAAATTCTAATAATATATTTTTATCATCAAAATTAAAACCATATTCTAGTAATAATAATTTATTAGGTATATGATATGAATATTTATTTTTATATAATTCATTTTCAATTAAAATATTATTATCTATATCTATTGCACTAATATAAAAATTTGTAATTATGGTATTATTTATAGTAATCATATTTAATCCTTTATATATATATTTTTATACAAAATAGAACCATACTATTAGAAATTCCATAGCATCCGTTTTATATAATGTAGGGAATGTAAATCTAGATGCCATTACGAAATTATTTGGGTCCCCTGCATTAGCTGGATTAAATCCTGTATTACCATCTGTTGTATATGGAGATGGTGACCACCATAACGCTGCTTCGTTAATATGATTACCAGATACACCATTAGCTTCATCTCTACCAATAAGCGTAGTAGTTTTACATATAAGATATCTATTATCATTTAGTTCATCTGCTAATATTTCTTTTTCATCCCAAAGTATAGGTTTCTTTTTTCCACCATCAACATAATCTGGATTACCAGATGATAGTACTATTTCATTTACTAATGACTCGTCTGTAGATTTTACCATTAGAGGAGTATATGGATCTGCTACGGAAGCTCCACCAGTCCCAACTGAAATCCAATTAATACTATAATTTCGTTTTATTTCCCCTGATGTTCTATCTTTATTAAAAATTCTTGGAATAATAATTTCACGTGACGCATATACAACTAAGTTATCTTTAGCTCGTAAAAGTTCCCCTGTTATATTATTATATATTCTAACAGAACCTTTAATTGGAATTCTTGTATCTAAACCATTATCAGCAATCATATTATCTTCTATCGAATTAAGATGATCCTTTAGATTTACCTCACGAGTTAATATTTTTTTATCCATTTAATTAAAATCCTCCTTAACTTTTATGTAGTTAATAAAAATCCTTTACCAGATCTAAATCCAAGAAATGTATTTCCACCATCCATAGTAAAGAATACAAATACCGTAGTAGTATTAGCATCCATAGACATTTCCGGAGGCGTATCGTCTTCCCATTTAATATTTGCCGGAAATTCAACCACTCTATTACCAACTGAATCCTGAGTTAATGCTAATGTAAATGATGCGGTAGTTTCTGGCCATAATGTTCCTATAATATTAAATAAACAATCATCTGTTAATTTAATATTAAATACCGAACTTATATCTAAATTAATGGTATAAGTATCAGTTGAATCTGCAGTAATTGTTTTTTCTCTAAATGCCTCTATAGTAGATATACCTGTTAGCTTTGGATTTTTTATTTCTGGATTTTCGGGAATTTCATTATCCATTCCATCTATAACTTTAGCATAGCATAAATATCCCTGAGATTCATCTGGTATAAAATGAAATAATATTGTATATATTTTAAGTGGAGATGTATCAAATATTGGCATCTCTCCATCATTTGTCATCCATATAATATCATTCATGCCATCAAAATCTATACTTCTATTACCTTCAACATCCTGCCGAAGTTTAACTATACAAGATATTGCTTTATCTCGATTTAAGAATAGAGGATTTGAATCAAAATTATCTGTAAATATAATATTAATATCATAAGATAATAAAATATCAAAATATCTATATTGAGTTAAATCCAGAAATACTTCGGATATCTCTTTTATTGTACTTTCATCCATTAAACTTTCATCCATTAAACTTTCATCCATAAATGGATTGTGATATATTTTCTGTAAATTATATACCATATTTAAATCTTTTACCATCATAGTAAGAGATGAATTAATAGATTCAAGTAATGAATTAGTCTTAATAGATGACCATAAAGTATTGTTAGAAGTAATTCCATCATTAAGTGGAGAATGAATAGATGAATCATTTATATGTGGTGTTATTATCAAACTCATAGTATCTGATAGTGTAATTACATCCGATGATAATTGATTAAGATATCCATTTAAATCGGTTGATGTATACTTTGGACTGTTTGGTACTACTCTTATATTAGTGGAATGTAATGTCATGCTACTCCAATTTACTCCATTAAATATAAGCATTTCCTTTACTAATATATCATTCTTATTATTATTAACCATTATCATATCATTCTTAGATATATCTATAAATATCCATGATGTTGCATCTAAATTATATATAGCAAGTTTATTATCATGTCCTTCAAATTCATCTGTTGCAGGAGTATTATTTAAGTCTGTAATTAATACTTTCATACCATCGGTTGGTGAAGTTGGTGGAACATTAGTATACTTATCTGCTACTGGTAATAAATGTCCCAATCTCTGGATGATAAATTTATTTATAGATTTACTATATTGTAATATATCTCCTTCTAATAAATATTTATCCAAATTAAATTGATTAATATCATTTAATATTAATTCTGCTAATATTGGCATTCCAGTAGTTGAATCAAATTTATAAAAATACATGTATTTACTCCTCTTATAGTATTAATATTATTTTGTTATTTTAATTCTCTGTTCTATATCTATGAAAATAATATTTGAATTTGTAATGAATCCAATAGGTTGTAGTACATCATTATTATTAAATGAATCTAACATATTAGGCGAAGCTATAATAAATTCACCAGGTGTAGTATTAGATAAATAAACATATTTATTCATATCATCCTGATTAAATGATATTGACTGTAAAGCTATTTTTCCAAATGTTGTAATAATAGCTTTATTATCCACTGATGTAGTTTGCCTCGATATTCCAATAGGTATTATACTAGATATATTTGCAATACATTTATATATTTTTTGATCAATTGGATTAATACCAACAACCTGATCTGGTTCTAATTGCTCTCCTGCATTCATATTATCTATTGTGGTTGGATCTGGTATTTCCATACCTTCTAATGTTTCTAATCTACTTATTATATCACCTAATATTTGAGATTTTAATTCCTGAAATGTAACCTTTAAGTTATTATTATCTGATGCAATAATAAATGCATCTAATTCCTTCATCGCACCAATAACCAATGGATATTCACTTATTTTCTTTAACCTATAATCAGCCATTATATATTCTCCTTTCTATACTTATTCAAAAGTTATTCTTTCACCAACTATTATATCGTCTCCTTCCTCACCACATATTACAAATATTTCTTCATCTCCAATAGATGATGCTTCATCCATTATTGCGAATGGAGTAAGAGAACTAAATCCACCAGTAAGTTCATAGAAATGTTCCCATAACTTCCTATCCAACCAATTATAATCTTCTACCTGGAATAAAACTTCATTCTGATTATTATAAAATGTAATATTGCATTTTATATTATCAGTTGTACATATTTGGTCTCCATCAAATATTTGAGTAATTGGATATATATACATCGAGTTACCTGGAGCTTCTGGATTAGTTGGATCCAATATAGTTAATTTTCGCTGATATGGCATATCAGGCTCATGTCTAATCCATTGCTGATCTAATCCATGCCTATACGAAAAATCTTCTACTAGATATAGTGTAGGACTTAATGTAATACTATCCGATACATCATGAATTTTTAAATCTTCTTCATGAAATATTTTTGGTATTGTTTTAATAAATTCTGAAATACCAAATGTATCACCAATTCTATCATTAATACTATATATTAATGATAGTCCAGCATATCTTGAATTTATAGGTTTAAATTCTTCAACTACTTTTGGTATTATTTTATCATCTTTTAATAAGAATAATCCTCTAAATGTAGTTTTAAATCCTGCTGATATACATATTATATCTAAAGTATTTAATAGTTCATAAAATATTAAGTTAAACTCTTCATCAATTAAATCTTTAATAGAATTAATATAATTAGCAAATTCTGGATTTACGGTAGTAAGAATATCCATATTCTGTTCATTAGTTTCGGATATATAATATTCAGTTTGACTAAATATAGTTTCTCTATCTCTTAATCTTTCATCTCTATCTTTTCGTCTATTTCTATTATTTGGATCTATTACTTGTGATACTACATCTATTTTTTCTGGATCCTGATTCTCATATGTATGAAATTCATTATATTTCAGTTTTATACCCCATTTCATACATAAATCTATGTCTCTACGAATTTGTATATCTGTTATTACATCGTTCTCAATTTTATATGTAATTGGATTATAAAAATAGATTACATCATCTTCTACTATATATATACTAGATGTATCTATAATATATCTATATGGATTTTCTGACTTTAGTCCACCAGTATTATAATACGTTATATTACGTATATTCCATATATTATGAATATTATCATATCCATCAACTCTGCTACTTGGTATAAATATATTTGTACCAAATAAATATTCATATTTTAAATATTCTACTAAAGATGAATGACCTGTATTACTAGTATTTATATAATCAGATATTAAATTATTTCTAATATCGTTTGTGTTAACAGTTTGTAACCAACCACCAACATGAATCATATCGGTAGAAATATTTAATTTAGCTGTTATAAATCTACCTCTATTAACTAGCATTTGTGGTAATTCTGTAAATATAGAATTTGTATCTATTCCACCATTTATTATATATTCTTCTAAAAGTGAATTATCTATTGTATATGATAATGATGAAAGATTACCTGCTTTATATCCACCAGATACATATATTTTATTTTCGTATGGATTATACATCATACTTGGCTGTATTCCAATATTATCTATATTAAATGGTACTGGAATAGACTCTTCAAATACTCCATCTAAATTTTGTATTATATATATATTATTTTCATATTTATTAGTATCTGGATTATATCCAGGAGATACGATAAAATTTGTTGTTATTGGCTGTACAGTAGCATCAATGCGGGCAAATGGATTTTCCCTATCTACTAATAAATCGTCTTCTATAATATAAATATATATCGATTCATTTAATTTTGGCTCACCTGTTATCTGATCTTTATATAAACCATTAAATATAAACAGTTTTCTACCAACTTGATCAAATATTATATTATGTCTATATAGTCCTACTGGTAATGATACAAATAATCGTTTTTCATGGGTATCCAAACTATATTCATATACATTATTATCAACGTTACCATTAATATCAATTCCACCAGAAATAAATAAACGCTTTTCATGATAATAATATGCATAATCTTTTTTATCAGAAATTATATTATTTAATATAAGATTATTAATATTATAATCATCACCTTGCCTTTCATATGTAAATTTAGGTATTTCTCTTTGGGCAAGATATCTTATAGTTTCGATCTTTCCAGTAGATTCATCAAATATATGTTCAATATTACCATCTTTATTCCAAGTAGTAGAAACTGGCGCATCCGCAATATTCTGTGCATCCTGCCCAGTAGATGTTCGGGCGAATAAATTGGATTCAAAATATTTATTATAGTCGGCAATAAATTGATCTGATGTAGAATTTGGACTTGTGGGGTTCCAACTCATTATTTTAGTACCTGGTTCAATTGTAGCGTTACGATTAAATCTATAGTTATATAAATAAGAAGTTGTTAATAATAATTCTAAAATACTTAAATATCCATCAAATGAGCTTATTCGATTTAATTGCTCATTAATGAATAAATTTTTATTTGTATTATATATATTATACTGACGTTTCGCCTCTCTTGATAAATATAATATACCTTTAGATAATCCAGCCAAATCTAAATTGATACCAAGAGTAAAATATGGTGACATACTTGGTAAACCATATCCAGGCAAATTATTATCCAATTCTATTATCTGAGATTTAGTATATTGCCAATGTGGATCAGATAATGTTAATGAGTTATAATCTTTATTAATTGTACCTATTAGTTTACCTAAAAATGAATCTCTAACAGCTTGACCAATAAAAAATACATCATTGTCCTTTCTATTACGGGATAACCAGAATTCAACTATTTCTGAATCTAAGAATATAGTATAATTTATTATATCACGAATTGCGGATGGATTGCCTTTATTTTTATATAATCGAGCAATATCTTGTACAAATGAACGTTTAGTATTTTCATCCAATAAAGAATGATTCGTATAACCAAATAATTCTAAGAGATTTGTCAGTGTTTCATTATCTGCAATATCGGGTTTTGTAATGTTCATTATTTTATCATTAAGAGTTCTTTTACATGCTTGTAAATCTATGGCAAAATCTATCATTCTTAAATTATCTTCATTTAAAAATGCATCTACTCGTAATGCTTTATTAAAATAATTTTTAAGTTTAATTCTATTATTAAGTAAATTAATAGTTTCAGTATTCATATCGACTGGTCGGAGTTCACCATTTTTATATTTTTCGATAGTTTTTAAAAATAATTGTATTTTCTTAATATTATTTTCCATATATTTTATATACTCCTGTTAGTATGGGGTTGATTCATCCGATTCATCCCCTGGTTTTGGACAAGACCGTATTATTCTTAAATCTACTTCTTTAGTAGATAGTATAGTTAATAAATCTGAGCAAATTCTATCTATTAATAATTGAATTAGTATTTTTTTAGGTTCACATATATCTAATGTAGATATATTAATATCAAATAAAAATTCTAATTTTTCTAATTCAATATGATATCCTTTAAGTATATTATATCTTAATATTAATAAATCTGTTAATGTGGTACGTTCATCAGCTTCCATTTCAATATCAAAATATCCCTTAAATGATTCATCGATTATAATTAAATCTGAAATTTTATTATTAAATAAGATTTCAATAATATTTATTTCAGACGATGTTAATTCAAATAAATTAATTTTATTTATATTATTAGCCTCGGAATGAATTAATATATCCATCATATTTCTATTCACTAGTTGTAATTTTAACTTAATTCGAGATATATTAATATCATTTATATTTATATTAGTAGGTTTAAAATAATAATTTAATGATCCAGTATATTCCGATGATTCATCAGTATTAATATTATCAAATATAGCTTTAATAAAACTATTATAATTATTATCAGAATTTAATTCAATATATTCTTCTAATAAATCTTCCTGACCATTAGTAATATTAAATTTATTATTTTTTTCATAGAAGTATTGTAACTCTGGATATAGTATTATATTATTCATCGATATTATCTCCATTTTTTAGCCTATCTCTTTTTTTCATCTTTACAAATGATTTTATTTTTTTACCTGGATCAAATTGAATCCTTTCAATATCTTTCCATATATATTCTACTTCTAAATCTATATATGTATTATTATATCGTTTTATGATTGATATTAATATAGTTGAACGCTTTATTTTATTATAATGGGATTTTATTATTACTTTAGAAAGTGGACATGTCGGTTCAGTAATAAATAGTATACTATCAATTTTTGATAATAATCTATTTAAATCTTTTTCAATACATTTCATACAATCTAATTCGGTTGGTGTAGATATTGAAATATTTTGTAAACCACCATCTTTTAATATATTCATTATATCGTTACATAATTCTATATTTTTATGATAATTAAATAAAATATATTCGATCTTAGATTTATTCTTAAAATATTTATCAATATACGTTTTTATAAATTTTACATTATGAACTTTATCTACAGTATTACATGGAAATATTAATAATTTCATATTTATAATTCCACCACCTTATATTATAATAATTATATGTCATAATGGGAAATCATCTATTATTATATCTTCTTCAAGTATACGCAATTGATTATCAATATCATTTTCGATATTATCTACTAATTCGTTAATATTAGAATTATTTAAGCAACTCATTTTATATTCAAAAAATCTCGTTTGTATTATAATATACTTACATAATTCTTTTGTTAATGTTATATTTCGTATTGGCTCATATATATTTTTTATTAGTATAAAATGAGCTATAATTTCATTATGTTTCTTTGTATTAAATATAAATGGATTGTTACTTGTATCTATATTTAATGTTGTATTATATGAAAATAATACCATTGGGATTATATTATTAATAAATTTATATGGGTGGTCTTTTAATAATATTTTTTTAATTGTACATAATATTATAAAAAATAATATAGTAATATATACGAATATTATAAATAACTGAATATTATTCATATATTATCCTCTAAACTCTATATTATTACTTTCGTCTAAATCTTTTAATATATTAGATATAAACATAAATGAATCTCTATAGTTTTTACTATTGATTGTATAATCAGCAAGTGCAGCTAATCCAAAGTAATCTTTATCATATTTAATAAATTGACCATATGAAGTATTAATTTCATTATAAATCTCAACTTTAAATTGTACTGGATCTATTGTCTCACCAGTATTAATACATTCATTATATTTTTTTGTATGTCTTGGGAATATATATTTAGAATTAATTTTTTTAATTGCATCAAATTTATCTTTATATAAATTAATGCAATTAATAATATTTTCGGTTAATTGTGGTAAGTCAGATTTATTTTCGATATTAGTTATAGTTTTAATATCATATTTAAATTTATCTTTAAATTCTATAATATATTCGGAACTAATACTATTACCATCTAAATTTAATACTATTGATTTAATATATTGATCATTTGGTAAATTATCACATTTTTTAATATTAATATCTAAGATAATTTTCTCTGGAAAAATACAATCAATAAAATCTGTTATTTTAATATCTTCCGCAGTAAAATATAATTTTACCAATTTTTGGGTATTACTACCATTATTCATATCTGCGATAATATATGACTCTTCTAATCCAAATTGTACGTCAATAATACCAAATTGTAAGTCTTTACTAAATACAAATTTCATAATAGTTTAACCATCCTCTTTTTATTTTTTTTATAACAAGTATTTACTTTAAATTGTTAAATGTATCATTTAATGTTTTTGTTATAAAATCCAAATTTTTCTCAATTTTATATTTATTCTTATTAATATCATTATTTTTATTATCTAAATTTTTATTTATGTTTATATTAATTTCATCTAGCTTAGCTCGAATATCATCAAATATACACATTTATATATCACCTCCTCTATTCAGAACTATTATCTTTAAGCTTTTTACTCATTATATAAATTGCTTTAGTAAGTTGTTTAGTTTCCTTTATTAAATCATTTAATAATGATGATAGAGTCGATATATTTATTTTTTGATATTTTATTTCTTCTTCGATCTCTTTAATTTTTTTTATTAAAAATTCAGATTCACTAATAATTTTTTTACTATTTATTTCACTATTACAATCACTATTCGCAATAGATCGAATTATTTCATCTAAGGAGTTTTTACACTGTTTTAATTCAATTTCGATAGATGCTAATGATATTACAGGTAATGATGATTTATTTGTGGATGAATTTGATGTACTAATAAAAGGTATTTTACCTGGCTTTAAAATAATTATTGTAATAATATATAATAATACTAAAACCGTTATAGTTATTCCAGAATTTTCCTTTAATAATATGTCAATGATAAAATTTAATAATCGATCCATTATATATTAATCTCCCATATTTTATTTTTAAAATTATCAATATACTATATCATATACTTTTACGGGACTGAATATTGAAGTTATATTATAATTATAGTTCATTAGATATATATTCAAAAACCTCGTTTATATCTTTTTTAATTATAAATAATTTATTCATCTTTAACATTTCTAAAATTTTTAATACATTTTGATGAATATTATATATGAAAATTTTATTCGATTTTCTAATATTAATAAGTGGATGATTTTCATAATATTTTTCAATTAATTTATATATATTTATAAATCCAGCCACAATTGAACTATCGATATAATTAATATCTATAAAATCGAATACTAAAAATCTTAAGTCATCATTCTCTTCGATATATGTCTTTATTTGACTGAAGAATTCTGGAAGATAATTTAAATCTATTTCGGGTAACTTACATATTAATATCTTATTATTTACAATATTGAATATTACATGTGGATTAGTATTATAATTAATGTTTAACATATTCCCAGTCTCCTATTAGATTATATATTCAATATTTGTTAGCGACATTATATAAATGAAACTAGTCATCTAATGTTAATAAATATAGTCCTAAAATACCATCATTTTTCATCTGAATTGCAGGTCTAAAACTTTTAGCACCAGAAAATATATTAGAAGTAAATAATAGTTTTTTAGCGGCTTCCTGAGCCTGCTGAGTTATAGGTAATATAACCGCCATAGTATCTCCATCGAAGTCTGCATTAAATGGAGTTAATACTAAATGGTTTATTTTTGTTGTCATAGAAAAGTTATACTTAACATAAAATGATCTTATACTATCTCTATGTAATGCAGGATCCCTTTTCATTACAATTAATTTAGATTTAATTGCAGATTGTAAATATGGTTCTATAAATTTTACTATATCAGGATGAGTTAATCTACCATTTGATATATCATCGATTAAATTATCTGCAAGCATATGTGCACTAGTAACGTTATCGGAATATATTTTAGCTAATATTGGTCGTATTTTATCTATCTCTTTATACATATAATGTAATATAAAAGGCTTAAACATCGTAAGTGCCATAACGAATGGAATTGAAGCCTCATCCATACGAAGTGTACTATCATTAACAATAACCGTCCTTCCACTAAAATCTGTTGTTTTAGAAATGAGATTTTGTCGCATATTACCCATTTTACCAGCGAATGTTTCTCGAATGAATAATACATATTCTTCTAATTTACTTTGAATTTTAGATAATCTATCAGAATGTTGTAATATATTACCATCATTTATGGTTATACCCTTTAATTGATTTGACATTGATATTATATCAGTTAAAAAAGAATTAGATTCATGTACGGAATAAATACCATCTGCATATGAAATTGGTCTATTAGCTGGGGGTGGAACTAATATCCTATTGATGAATATTGCTGGACTCTTCTGAAGGATTTCTACTAATTCTTTCCTAAAATTATTTGTCGATTTTCCAATAATAAGCTTATTCTGCCTAATCAATCTCATAGCATGATATATTCCTATATATTTACCATTATCGGATATTTCTATACTTCCATCATCTAATATATTAAATCTCAAGTTTTCCATTATTACTCTATATAGTTTACGATTTGTAGTTCGTATTATATTACAAAAAAATGGTGAAAAAATATAACAATTTAGAAATATTGCACCATATGATGTTCTATATTTGGAGCTTCCTTGTTCTCCAAATATATCTCTATCGAATAATCCACCTGGTATTGCCTTTCCTGTAGCTTTATCAATTGTAACTGGTCTTGATACTACTGGAATATTAATATACTCTTTATCAAAATCAATAAATCTCATATAATGATATCTCCTCTATGTATTATTTCTTATTATGATATATTGAACCAGCAATTGTTTTAAGATAGTATATTCCATTTTTATTCATATAATCATATAACATTGAATTTGATCTCAATCTAATTTTATTATATTCAGGAGTATTACACGAATGATCATGATCTATAATTACATTTGGTGTATATGCAACCTTAAAATTATTTCTATTATATTTCCATATGTTATAATAAAATATAGTATGTTCACCTGTTTTTAGCTCATCGTTCCATTTAATATTTAATGATTTCCATTTATCTGTTCTACCAATTAAAAATTGACCAGTAGCATCACATAAATAATAATTATATAATGCATTAAATCCATTATGACCATTATTAAATTCTATATATCCTGGATTTATTTCCCTAATGGTTTTATATCTACCCTTATTGCGCCATTGACCTGCTAATAGATCAATATCCGAATTTTCCATTATATAATACATATATTCAATATCGGTATCTTCCGATATTATAAAATCATCATCTAAATTAATAAAATATTTAGTATTTACTTTATCTACTAAAAAATTTCTAGCATATGATACTCCACTACATAATGGTAATTTATATATAGTAACGTTTGGTATATCTATCTCGAATGTAGTATCATCATCATATGCAATTAAAATATTCGATTTTGGGTAATAATATAATAATGTATTTAATAATCTAATAATAGCATTAGGGCGTAAACCAGTTTTGATAATAAATGTTATATCATCTATAAAGTTATCATTTGCATATACACATATTTTATTATCATTACAAGGTTTAACCGATTGCAATACATTTAAATTATTACTAATATATGTATTATATGGTATTACTTTTGGACTTTTAATATTAGAATTTGATATATCTAATTTATTATTATATCTATATATTCGAGACGCTATAAATTTACCATCCTTTTCTAATATATAATGTGTATGATTTTCATTAAATATATATGTAGCTTTATTAGATATTTCCCAGTTTGTATGTAGTTTATAAATTCCCTCATTTTTAAAAAATAATGAAAATGTTATCTCTTTAGCTCCTATACTTCGATGCTTTTTATACTCATTATTTGTATTTTTAGCTTTATTATGTAATATTTGAACTGATGGAGTTACACCAATACCAATACCACCTATCTTTTTAAGTATATACATAAATGGGCTATGATCTGCAACCTTTAAATTTTCAGGCCACTTTATATCACGTAGTTTAAATGTTTCCATTCTACCCATAAAAAATTGACTCACTACATCGGTATAGTATACGTCATATTTCTTATCATATCGATAATAACCCCATTTAAATGTAACTTCATTATCCGTAATTTTCATTGTCTGATAATGAAGTCTATCTACCACCCCAGCAATTATATCTAACATAGAATTATTTTCTAATATATTATACATAATAGATATATCTGTATTTTTATAAAATTCATAATCATCATCTAACATTAAAAAATATGGAGTTGTAACATTTGATACTAAAATATTTCTACCTTTTGCAACACCAATATTAAATTCGGTATTTATAACTCTAATATTTTTATATTGTGGATACTGAATCTCTTTAATATCATCATTTAGTATAATTATATTAATTCCATTATAATATTTATTTATACTATTAATTAAAATATCTAATAATGGTTTTCGTTTAAAAGTTTTAATTATTAGTGTTACATCCCGAATTATATTTGATTGCATTATACTTCCTCCATATATTTTATTATTTTATATGATTCAACCGGAGTATTACTATGTATTTGTAATGCTCTATATTGGGATAAAAGTTTTATAGCTTCTCTATTTCTTCCGGATTTCACCTGGGATTTATATAATTCAAATAATTGTATTTTTTCTTCGATATTTACATTCGTTAATTTTAAAAAATAATTTGGTTCAAAATTATGATAATTAATACATAATTCTGGATATTCATACTCCATAACAGTAAGCGATATATCTTTACTCGATATTAAAGCCGATTGATATACAATTTTATGATCTTGATGTAATGATGGTGATGGAATTAATAGAGTATCGATATTAGATGATTTAATAATTTTATTAATATTAAATGCTATATCTGATATATCTTTATTACATAAATTTGCATCTTCATATGATAATTGGTAATTTTTCGTTATCCCTAATTTATCTATAAGAGCTTTATACTCAATCTCTCTTTCTTCACTAGTAAATGTAATTGTTAATATACTAATATCTCTATAGATTTTTGATGATAATAAACCACCACATCCAAGAACTTCGTCATCATGATGTGGCGCTACTATTAATATATTTTTATCTTTTAACATTATATAATCCCCTCTATAATTAAAATGGATTTGCTAATAATAAACTAACAGTATTTATTTCTTTACAATGTTTTGGTATATTTATATCATTTAGAAATTTATAGCAAAATGTATATGGTGTTTTCATATGATTCTTAAAATATTTTTCTATATATCTACCATCGATAAATATATTATACTTTTCATCTTTTTTGAAACTATGAGTTGTATCTTTAAAATAATCTTTAATATCTAATATCGTATATTTATCGTTATATTTTTTAAGTATAATTCCATCACGAATAATATATTCACAATTTGGTTTTGACATTCTCCATAGAAATATATTAAAATTTATTTCTAAAATGGAACGATTATCTTTTACTTCCTCTATATAATGTATTAGTGTATCTAAATCATTATAATCAATATCTACTAAATAATTATATAAAAATGCATCTCTATTAAGTTTTTTCTCAAATACTGGTAATGAATTACTATTTGGAAAACTTATAATTAAATTTATATTTTTTGATTTTAGATATTCTTCGATTATCAATGTTTGTTTAGTAAATAAACCTAACTTTCTATACTCTGGATGTACCATTACATTAGCAGAAGCATAAGAGTATATTGGATGGCAATCGATTAGACAATCTTGTGGAAATGCCATAGAATGTCCTATAAGTTTATTATTATCGAAACATAAACTTATTACTGGATTACCAATACACTTAATATTAAACCAATCAAATAATTCATCGGTAAAATAATCTTTGCCATACGAAATCTTAGCTAATTCCTGAATTTGAGATTTATACTTTAATGCATCATCTTTTGATGTAACTAGTTCATATCGAATCATATTAACTTTCCTCCAAATTATCTTTTTATATATTTTTTAAACCCCTGTAGTATAAGATCTAAAAGATTAACATTATCTTCCATTTCACTCATAATACTATTACATGAACTAATACTATCAGAAAACATTTTATGAAATAGTTTAATAATCACTTCTTTAATATATCTATCAGTTGATAAATGTTTAACTTCTTTTACTTTATTTTTAATAACAGTTGTTGGCTGAAATAGTGGAGTTAACATATTTTTTCTAACATAAAGATTCTTATCAATTTTATTAAAAATGATAGATAAAATTGGTTTTTCAATATGTTTAAAATTTGGATCGGAAATAAACATCATCATTATACTCGAATATTCTGGATCTAAAACTATATCATTTTTATTTATAAAATAATTATCCTTTGTATTATGAGGTATAAATAAATTTAGTGATGCGAATATTATATTTAGTTCATCTATAGCGACTTCATTTAATTCAGATTTCAATTCATTATATATAGTTTTGATAATTAATAGAAATCTATTTGCAATTTGATCATTAATTAATATAATATTTAATATACTTTCAAAATCAAAATCAAATATTTCTGATACAAAATATGATAGTAGATATTTACTAATTATTGATAATTTATGAGTTTTCAGTGTTTCTTTTATTTTATTTAAATCATTTTCATCAATTTTATAAGACATTAAGAAATTAACGGTCTGCTGTATAAATTTTTTATGTTGTACTTTTTTATATACACTGATTTGCTTTTGGTTTGGAGAATAATGTATTGCACTAGAAAACAATCCATCAATAGATTCATTATCCACCGATAACATTCTAATATTTCCAAAATGATTATCTAACCACCATTTAATCTGATTATTAATATTTGATATTAAATAGCTCATTGGTGAAGTTTCGTCTTGATCTAAATTATATACTAATGAGTATCTTGTAGTAACCTGAGTAAATATATTAAATATAAATGCAAAATTATCTTTACCAAATTCATACTGATATATTTCCCATAAGTATTTATTAGTAAATCCACATTTTTTAATCTGAGATTTAATTATATTATATAATTTATCTAGAGTATCTTCATTAATACCTACAGCAATATATAATGCCTTTAGTGTATTAAACGATTTTGATAAATTATCCGAAGTTATTATTATATTAAAAAATATTTTATTAATTATTATAATTTTAATTAAATCTAAAATATTATCATAATCCATAAATGTTGATGTTTTAGTTTTCTTTGATAAATCTATAAATTTATTAAAGTCTAAATTTAAATCTTTAAATCTTTTATTTATTATTATATCAATAATACTTATTATTATTCTTTTATAATTATTATTAAAAAATTCTATTTCATCTCTATTTATTATATATTTAATTAAATTATCCATATCATTTTCATTTATACCATTATTTACAAGATATGTATACAACTCTGCCACTACTAAAATAAACTCATCATATTTACTTTCCTTAAATATAGTTGTGCATGGATTGGTAGATGATATAAATAATTCACCATTTTTTAATATTTCGATATTTGATTCCACTCTACTAATTTTAGATCTTTTAATTTCATATTTTATCATTTTTAAATCCTCCTATAATTAAAATGAATTTTTTTTCATTTTTAATAATATATATAGTAAATAAAACTGTTTAAAATAATTTTAAAAAATATATTATCTATATATATTATAATTTTAGTAAGTAAGATTTTTTTATCGAAAAATCAATAATCAAAGGAGATATTTAATATGAAATACAAAAGATTAAATAGTCAAAGATCATCCATAGAAGTTTCATATATCAAAGATATAAGCAAATTTAAAACTAATCATATATATAACGCGGATGATATGGAACAATTTTATTATATAATACCCGAATATAATTATATGAAAATTAATTTAAAATATATGGTAATTGAGTTATGTTGTAAAATGGATTATACCGATATTAAATTAGAAGGTAGTGGTATTTATTTTTATAATCTAAAAAGATATTATATTAATGAAAATAAAATGATAGAAACCCCAAATCATTTATCTGATCTTTTTATTAAAATAACATCTAAGATTAATAATAATTTTAAATTATATAGGCCATATTATCATTTTTCAAATCATTATGAATCTTTATTAATTTTATTATTTGAAGATAATGCTATTGAGTTTTATCAATATAATAATATTAAATTTAGTAAAATATATAAAATACTACCTATACCTATTATTATATCTTATATAATATTTTATGCATTAATAGAATTATATTCATTAGATCATGGGATGAATGATATTAAAGATAAATTAAATCATCTTCGAATAGCAAAAAATGATGATATAGAAAAATATTCAGATGTACAGATTTTATTGAAATTTGAATATAATATATATATGAATGGTATGGATACATATTATTTATATTTTAAACCCAATGATGAATATGATATATTTATGGATAAAAATAAATTAAATGATATAATATATGAATTGAAATTATTTAAATTATTTCATAAATTATATTCGTCTATACAATATATAACACCGATATTTAATATCTTAAATATTAATGGTCAAGTATACAAACATATCTGGGCCACTAATAAAGTATACAATAATTGATATAGTAGTCGTATCGATTATTTAAGGAGGTGATGAAATTAAAAAAAAATAGACTACGATAATATTATATTTAATTAAAAGGAGAAACAAAATGGCTATAATGACAAAAAATGAAATTCTAAAGATTATGAAAAATAATGCAGAACCGATGTCGTTATCCGCGATTGCGGTTGAATATGGTAAGACAAAATATGCAGCGGGGGATAAAAAAAATATCGATGAGTTAGTTAAAGAAAAACAGATAAAGGTTATAAAATACGGGAAAATTGATAAATATGAATTAGTTAAAGGAGCTACTAAACCAGCTGCTAAAAAAGAAGCTCCTAAATCTAAATCTAAACCAGTTGCTAAAAAAGAAGCTCCTAAATCTAAACCTAAACCAGCTGCTAAAAAATCCAATATAGTATCATTAGGCGATGTCGCTAGATATGTTGGTAATCCAACTGAAGCTCCATCACATCTAATCGATATTTTTAAATTTATTAAATCCGAATTAGAGGATGATAATTATATCACTACAAATTTATCTGTAAATGATGTTAAAGAATATATTGACGATAATTGTAGCCAATTTAATGATATGAATAATATCGATATTTTAAAACTCGCAACTGATGTATTTAATTACGAAGAAGAAGAAGTTGAAGAAGAAGTTGAAGATGTTGTAGAAGTAGGTTTTAATCCAATAGATCGTTGTTCAGAAGATGAAGAAGATACTGAAGAAGAAGATACTGAAGAAGAAAAAAATAATACATTTATCGAAAAATCTATTAAAACAATAGAAAAAATACTTTCTGATATAAAGAAAGCATTATCTAAGAAGTAATATGATTGAAATTAATAATCCCAATTATAAACAGTATAAATATATAATACGTGGGGATAGATTTAATAAATCATTAGAAAAACATCATAAAAATCCAAATATTAATATTATGAAATATAATGGTAAATATCATATATTTTATGATGATAATCATATTGATATTAAAAATATTGACGAAAATGAATTCTATGTATTATACGTAGAAGATCGGCATGATAAAAAAAGTAATATATTTCGAGCCGAGAAACTTGAGGCAATATCTATGATATCTAATAAAATCCATAAGATTGATAATCTTCCGAATGGTAATAGGAAGATATACATAAAGAAAGATATTATTCCTGGACGTCCTATAAAGGAAAATTCTAAGGAATTTGCAATGATAATTAATATTGAAAAAGATAAGATAAAAGACTTTTTTGATATTGAAATATAATCATTATTATATTAATTAATATAATAAGGAAGGGATATTAATTTATCCCTTCCTTCTTATTTATTTTTTTCGTTATTGCTTAAATATAAACACCATTATCAAATCACCTTTTTTTACTATTGGAATATGAAATTCCTGTAAGGTGTATTTATCTTGTAGTAACGATTCCTGATTAATTGTTTTTTCATTATGTCTAATTATAATATAATATTTATCTGATTCATCTTCTGGTATTTCTGTAAATATAGCAAAATCTTCATAATCATCATCAAACGATAATACCTGATTCATTTCCTTTATATTTGTATATCCCTTTGTAATTGCAATATTATTTATATCAGAAGTAACCTGAGCAGACTGAAAGTGTGTATCTAGTACGGTTATAATAAAATTTTCTATATAATATACAGTCTCAATATCTAAACATATTGGTAGATTTAAACTAAATTCAAACCCTAAATTTATAGAATGATATGTTAATAAACTATCTTTTGCCTTATTTGCCGCAGCATTTAATGTACTAACTTTACAGTTGGCTGCTACAATAAATGGAATATTAAATACCTCTTTATTATTAATAAATTTTAAATTACCTCTTTCATATTTAGAATTAAGTTCGTTATATATAAGCTGACGCTCTTGGTCATCTGTTATAAAATGTAAATCGGTAGGTATTGTAAAGTTTAATATAATATTACCAAGATTTAAATCCCTTTCTATATTATTTCCACCACGACGAGATTTAATCTGATAATATATTAGATGATCTAAATATTGATATAAACTTTCAAATACCACCTTTACATCTATTTTAAACTTAATTGCAGATATAGATGGTGTTATTCTTAATCCATTTATATCTATTATTGGATCTGTCCAAGCAGTAGTCATACCAGGAACTATATATGGATTTTTCATAGGTAATGATTCTATTTCATCAAATTCTATATTTAAATCAGGGTCAAATGTAACTATTATAGGCTTTGTGGTTAATTGTTCATTATTACATGCAGATGTTTTTAGTTCTTCTATATATTTTTGAGTTACGTTATAAGTAGATCGAATTTCTGATATTACAGTTTTACCATCAGCATTTAAAATCCAATCAGTATTAAAATATTTAGTAAATGCATCTAATATATTACCTAATGTACCCGTTGGTAATACTAATGTTTTATTATTAGCCATATATAACCCCTTTATCGTTTTAAATTACTTATATCAAGTCCTAATGAAAATAAATATGAATGGATTACTTTCTTAACCATACTATCACTTTCATCTAATGGAACATCTAATAAGTTCACCGATCCTCTATCAATAATAGATTTTATTACAAAATTTTTAGCCCTAATATTATCTGAATTAATAGTCCAAAATTCATCTAATAATTGTTGTCCATCAGTATTTGCCAATAACCCCCAACTATCAAATTCACCAATACGCTGAGCAGAATCATCAATTGTTTTTACTGGCTGGCCAAGTGCACTCATTCTACCAACGCCTCTAAACTTAGCCTTTTTTATACTCATATGTTCTAGTTTACTCATATAGATATATCCAACAGAAATTTTATTTTGAGTTCGCGTATTCATTTCTGGTAAGTATAAATTATATCCATCTTTAAGATTCAATATTGATAATACATTTCTTATATCTATTGGATTTGGTCCATGAAATGGTTTTATAACGATTGGGAATCCATTAGTAAACTTTTCATGTAATTTTTTATATTCCGAATCGGTAAGCGATGATACAAATGATGTCATCATCTTATATGTTTCTTTATCCTTCGTTTTATCAATTATATTATATATACGTTTTATTAAGCTTATAAATTGTGTTTTAGATATCTTTTTAGTCTGTTCAATTAAAAATTTCGCAATAAGACCAAGATATAATTCCATAAGCTGACCAAAATTATTTCTAGATGCAATACCTAAAGGACTTAAAATAACATCGACCTTTTGACCCCAAGGTGTAACAGGCATATTTTCTTCTTTTTCAATAAGACAAATAACGCCTTTATTACCATGTCTATTAGATAATTTATCTCCAAGACTTATATTTATTGTAGCTTTAAATCTTAATATTAATAATAATCCTCGAACCTTTTCATTTTTATAATAGATATTTCGATTCTTAATAATTGGTATATTATTTGCTCTTACAAATTTTAATAAGTCAGGACTAACATTTTCGGTATCTACTAAATATCCATCGATATCGAATAGAAATCCATTAATCGATCTAACTAATATATTACCATCTTTTATATCTGAACTTGATATATAATCTGTAATAGAAGATAATTGCTTTGGAATAAATTGTAATAATATATCATTTTTTGTATATTGTTTACCTGGTATTATACTAATTGAATGGACATTACCACATTCTTCTGGTGATATAAATATTTCATGTTCATATGTATGTGGACTTTCAAATTCTTTATCTTTAAATAATCTATCTGATATAACTATACCATCTTCAATTGTAAATCCTTTCCATGACATAAACGCAACAAACATATTTTTACCATATTTAATCGATGTATTACCAAATGAATATTTAGATTGTGCTAGATACTGATCTTTCACAACCTTATCACCAACATTAACTAATACTCTAAATTCCTGATATCCTGATAGTCCTTGTCCACTATGTAATGCTATTGGATTAATTGGAATATTAATAGGTTTATTGAAATTATCGATTATTCGTATATAGTTATTTTCTATTATTTTTACTATAGTTCCATCTACTGGACTTCTCTTTAAAAATGCATCGGATGATAAAGATCTTATATTATCTTCATTTCCAGTTCGAACGATAGGTTCATCCGCATTTACTAATTGGACTGATTGCTTTAATTGATTTACTGCCATCATAGCTCTACTAGATTCATTATAGTTTACTAAAGGTAATAATGATGATGTTGTACTTAATATATCGAAATTATTATCATCTAATTCATTTACCTGTACAGTACCTCTACTATCTTTAACATTAAGTGTAGGTACAATATGCTGTAGAATACCAACTGATGCACCAATAGAAGTTTCTAATGGATCTATTACCCCAAAATAACTATAATCTAAATTTCTTACATCTAATGTAACAGCTTCTTTCTTTAATCCACCAGTCTCAACTCCGGTATAACTTACTTTAAATTTATTAGATACATCTTCTAATATATTATTAAATTCAGCACTAGTAACCAAACTGTTAGTTACAAATGCTTTTATTATATCATTACGATTAAGTTCAATTCTTGCATCAGATTTATTACTTAATACTTTCATACGATATTCCGTATATGCTAATTCTAATACTTTATTAATAATCTGATATAATATTTCAGAATTTCTTAGACGTAAAATATTTAAATCATTACGTCTCTGAGCAATGCCATTAAATAGTGGTTCGATAAGATTTATCATAAGTAATTCTATTTCAGTTGGATATTTCATTGATTCTAATACCTTTTTATTTATCGGGTCTATTATCTTAGAAAATACAACTTGAGTTAGGTTCTCTATTCTCGAATCAACTAATATTCTAGAAATATATCCATCATCAAATAAAAAGTCTTTACTTAACATCTTCCATGATTTTAAGGTAAAACTTTGATGTAATATCATATGAACTAAACTATTATCGGTATAATTTAATGATATATAACCATCCGATAATTCTATATATTTTTTTCCTGCTGGTTTATCTTGTTGAATTTTCCAATTATTACCACCAAACATTAAGTTCATCGCATTTTCAAATCCCAGATAAAATATTAATGCTAATGGAAGTTCAATAGTTCTTCCAGCATATATACATCGAATATTATGTCTTTTATTTTTAATTGCATAGTTCATCTGTATTAGACCAAATATAGTTTGAATAATAACATTATGAGGTTTATTAAAATATACTGGTGGAATTAATAATTGATTTAATAAAATCTTTCTAGAACCATTTATAATGAAATAACCATTTTCAAGCTTTGGTATATCAAATTCCAATTTCTGTAAGGTATTATCATGTAATCTAATTGGCATTTCAATTGTTAGTGTTCTTTGAGAAGTAATATGCATTTCATTTTGTCGAAGTATAGTTTCTTTTATTTTAATATTCTCTACTTGGATTTTTACATCATCCGTAGAATGCTTATTTATAATTTCCTTTAACTGATTATTAATTACATCATTAAATGAATCTTCTTTAAATAAATCTATATTACTATCAGATAAATGGGATGAACTTTGCTTTATTGCATTCATTCTTGTGGAAATAGAGTCTCCAATATTTATATTAAATGACCTTTCATTTAAGTTTTTATCGATTAATTTATAGTTATTTATAACATTATCAGTAAATTTAATCATGTTTAATTTTTCAATATCTTTATTAATTGATGTCATATCAATAGATGATGTATCATTAATAGGTGTTATTATATTATTTTCATTATTAATTTTATTACCATATTTATCAACTATATAACTATTTGGATTAAGTTTTACCTCTTTTATAGCATTTTGTATTATTTGCATATTAATATTATACATATCGATATTTAAATTTAATTCTTCAATAGATTGTTGTTTTACTAATGGGTCTTGTATTTCATTTAATACTACATTTAGTAGTCTATTATATAAATCCGGATTGATATTTAAATTTTCCTGCATTTCGACTGCACCAATAATATTTGTAGCTAATTCTAAATTACCTACATTATTTGGTCGAAGCATACGATATTCATTAAAAAATCTATTAAATATTGGAGACTCTTTATTTTCCATTAATTTTCTAAATACATTAATTTCCGGATTGATAGATGATGGGGTATGTAATAAAATCATATCGAATGGTAAATTTTCCATACCATTATATAAAAAATGATATAGTGTATAAAATTTTCTTAATCTAAATAGTGGATTAAAACTATCGTTATTATCATAATGATATATTAATACCCTTTTAAACTTATCTTTTGGAATTTTATTTATATGTTCTTCAAAGTAGCTTTTAAGATAATCTCTAACTGGTTTAATCCTCCAGTTACCTCTACCCCATTTATTAATTGTAGTTAAAATATTAGAAAAGTTATATATATGATTTCGATTCATATCAAAGAATTTTTCTAATTCTATATTTCTTAAATATGCTCGAACTTTATAATCTTCAATATATCTTTTTCTTTCACTATTTTTTATAAAATATCTTATACCTCTAAATGTATATTCAGGTAATATTACATCTCTTAGATATCTTCTATTAAAATTAAAGGTTGGATATAATGAATGAAAGTCTTTTTCATTTCCTTCTGTAAATAAAAAGAATGAATATTTATTGTCAGCAGGTAAGATTAATTTTTGAACTTCATTTATATAAAACTGTAATGCCTCTATGTTACGAATTTTAATTATCGACATATATTATTAACCTTCCTAATATTATAGTTATTTGATTAAATCCCTTTCACATCTATTGATAAAATCAGACTGTAATGTGGTATCCTTTAAATATGCACCAAAAAATGAATGTGTTGTCATATAACATCCATTATCTTCTTGAACTCCTCTATATGACATACATAGATGCTGAGCCTTAACATATACGGCAACACCATTAAATTCATGATGATTATTATTATCAGTGATTAAGTTATATATCTCTGTTCCAATCATATCAGTTAACTTTTCCTGTAAATGTGGTCTTCTCATAAAATATTGAACTAATCTTGGTATTTTACTAATACCAATAACCTGACCTGTTTGCATAAGCTCTACATAGCATGAACCAATAAATGGCATAAAATGATGACTACACATACTTTTAATTTTAATAGGTCCAATAAATACAGGTGGTATTTTACCCGATAATATTATATCATCATTACCTGTTTTAAAAGTTGTGATTTTAGGCATTTCATTAAAATTACCACTTAATACTTCATTTATCATCATTTTAGATATACGCTTTGGTGTATCGATTAGATTTGGATCTGTATCAACATCAAATCCCATTGTTAATAATACCTGACGGTATAATTTAGTTAATTTTTTAATTCGTTTAACTTTTTCTTTTTCAGATAATACTTCATTTTCCCATGATTTCATAATTTTATTCTCCTCTTTAAACTAAAGTATTTTATTAATTGTTATTTTATTTTCTATAGATTTATGAATATAAATAAGAAAAATATCATACTTTTTATTATGAGTGCCCATATAACATTTAATTATATTAATAAAATCTTTAGACATATAATTAATTATATCTTTATTTATTATGATATTAATATCAATACATATATACACGTTATTATTAATATCTATAATTATAGGTAGTTCTTTATATTTATCTGTATCAATAAATATAATATCATTAACCACATCATTTAATGTTGGTATACTATATAATGTATAATAACATGATGCAATTAAAAGAGATTGTATATAAGAGTATTTAATTTTAATAGTATCTTTCAGTTCTAATAATAAATTGGCATGATTTTTATTAGAAGAAGTAGAAGTGTTACAAGGGGGCAAACCACTATCTACTTCTTTTTTAACTGATTTTATATTTTTTGGTTTTAATGACTTTTTATGTTCTTGTTTAATTCTATTAAAATCACTCATTATATACAATCTCCATAATTATTAATTGGTAGGTATTTCTATTTTAATCTGAGGTGGTTCTATTACTGTTGATACTTGTGGTGTTGATACTTTAATATCTGGAGGCTGAATCATAGGAGATGAATCATTACTAATATCATCATTTGTAATCATATCTGATGGCTCTTCATCATCAACATCTATAAATGCAGCCGCAACCAATTCTTTATCATCAATAATTTTCGCATATTGATTATTTTTATCTTTAAAATCTTGAATAAATTTTTCGACGTGTATATCAAATACTCTCTTAAATTCTGGATCAGAATTATATACTTCTTCAGCATTTTTTAATCTAAATGATGAAAATTGCTTATCATCATAGTCATCCATTTTACATGGGTTACCGTTTCTAATAATTTTAGCATCTACTAGATTAAAATAATTAGTCCAAAATTCATCATATCCTGTAGAATATTTAAAGATTAATTCTATTGGTATATTTGGACTGAATGATCTATTCTTTAAACACTTAGCTATTACTTTAACACCATCGAATCCATACTTCTCCGTAGTGAATAAGTCTTTTTCTTTAAAGAATACAATATTATGACAGTTAAATATTAAAGCTTCTCCACCAGGTATAGTTTTCTCTTCTCCACCCATATATCGAAGATCATTTGCCTGCTGAATATAACCCATATTAATTTTACGTCTTAATTGATTTATTAAAATTAATGTCATATTATATTTTCTAAAAATTGGTAAATATTTTGGAATTGCGACACTTAGATATCTTGCTCTAATACCAATAAGTTTTTCGGGATCATTTGATGTCTCTAATTTTTCTGGCTGAGTATTAGCTAATGAATCCCATACTATTAATGTTGGGTAATTTTCATATTGCTTTACAGATTCTTTAAATTTCACTACATTATCAATTGCAGCGAATACTTTTTCAAGACATTCATTGATGACCATGAATTGAGTATCAGGATTATAAAAATCAAATCCACATGCAGCTAATCTTATTGGTGTAAATGACTGTTCATTATCAATATATAATATAATACATTTTCCATTATGCTGTTTCTGAAATGCTCCTACATCATTCATTGCTTTTGTAGTTTTACCACAACCAGATCTACCAACATACATTGTAATACGATCTTCTGGTAAACCACCACCTAAAAATGTATCAAAAATGCTTATTCTTGTAGGCATAAATTTTACATTCCAACTTTTATCAACTTTAATACCAGTTTCTTTTTGATTAGAAGTGAAATGGTCTATTAATGCATTATTTAATTCAAACTTAGCTAAATCTAAAACTTCACTTTTTTGTACTGGTAATTCACTTTCTTGTAATTTTCCCTTCGACTTATCTTTTGCCATAAAATATAACTCCTCCTATTTTTTTTAAAACGATATTATATCATCCGAATTAGGTTTTTTATTACATTCTTTATCATCTTCTTCATCTGGTAAATTATCCGCCATTTCATATATATCTAATATATTATCATCACCATCACCAGATGATTCTGTATCATTTGTTAATATAGCTTTTACAGTCTGCTGAATAAGATCTTTTAGATCAGAAGTATCCATATCTTTATATTTAATACGTAAATCAGCTTCCTGTTTAATTATATTATTAATTTCTTTAATTATTTCTAATTCTAATTTTTTAGTTTCAAGAATAACCCTTGCTATACTTGGGTGCATTTTTTTAGATGTAGAATTTATATTCCTAAAATCTTTTGTATCATCTGGTTTATTAATATATTCATCATATATTAAACCTAATGATTTTTTAAGTTCATCTAATTCACTCTTTCTAGATTTAAATTCTCCCAATAGAACCATTACAGCTTTATTATTTTCCATAGCCTGCTGCAAAGCAGTGATATTTATACCATTATCTGATTCCTGTGGTATATTAGAGATATTATTTTCATCCATAATTACTCCTTATTAGTATTAGTATTAGTATTAGTATTAGTATTTGGATATTGTAATATTAATTTTTTATATTTATTATCAATTCTACTTATTATTTTTTGCATTTCACTATCTTGAATATTTTTTAAATTAATAATATCCATTGTTTTGGATGATTTTGGATGTTCTGTTCCAAAAATATCTAAACAAAACTCCTTATCTTCATTAAATCCAAAAAAATTAGCTGTATCTTCATATGAAAATAGATATATAACTTTTTTGATACCAGCCCATGCAATTGCAGATATACACATTGGACATGGTTCATGAGATGAAATTAAAATATAATCTTTAAGATTCATATTATTTAATTTCTTAAAAGATTTAAAAAGACATGTAACTTCACCATGCATTAATGGATTATTATTTTTTAATATACTATTCGATTCAATAGTGATAATTTCCAATTCACCATTATCATGTGCTTTAACTAATGCTGCTCCAAAAATATTTCCCTTCTTCGATTTCATTTTCCTTTTAGTGAATGGAAATATTTTTTTCTCAATAATTTCTAATACGTTTAGCATAATAATAGTTTCCTCCTCAATATATTTTTTTATTATGTTATGTAACTTTTGTTAGTATTTTATACGATTTAATTTAATTTTGATTTATCAAGAAACGCCATATCATAATTTGAATTAATATATTTTGATAAATCTATATTCCATCGTAATTTATCATTTTTAGTTTCTTCTATATCAACCGTTAATGGTATTCTATGCCATATACCTTTATTAGGGAATGATATTGCAAGTAATTGCTGAGCTTTACATCCAAGACCTTTATCCATAGCATATTCATCTATACCCTTTAATGATCCAATGGAAAATCGTTCTGAATAATATTGCTGAGTGGTAGAAGAAATATGAAAGTGACCATGTATTACATAATCAATAATAATTCCCTTTTTAGCATATAATGAAATTAACTGACTATGCATTCTTGTAAGTCCATAATGCGGTATTGTACCCCAAGTTTTTACTCCATCCCCATGACATATTAAATAATTCTTATCCTGAATTTTAACTAATGAATGTAATCCTTTACCAAAATGACAATCTATACCAATATTTGGATCGTATGATTTCATTATATTAATACTATCTTCGACCATTTTATATATTATATAATCAAAGTTATTATATTTATTTTTACTATATGGTTTTTTCATTAGTCTACCATGATTACCTGGAACGCCTGTTACCGTGATTTCATCAAAGAAAACTTTTAATTCTGATATAAGATATAATATTAATTCGTTTGTTAATCCACACCAGTCCGCAACCATTGACATTGCGTTAAATAATAATTCATCATGTATATTACCATTAATCATATCACCCATTAAAATAATATGCAATTTTTTATGCTTTTTATATTCAACTGCTTCAGCTACTAGTTCTACTATTTTTTGTAATCGTATTACTAATGTTTGAATATCATATTTACCAAGTCCTAATGTTTGCTCATATGAAACTGTTTCTCCAGCATGCCAATCTGATAGAAAAAGGACATGTTCCTTTTCTTGATGATATTTGGATACTTTTGGTATATCGGTTGAATTAATATTTATATTGATTGGTTTTTGACGAAGATTTAGTTCTTCGAATAAGTCTTGATATATTAATAATTCTTTCTGAACTGTTTTCGTTAAAGTTTTAAGATTTTTAAATTTATATTTTTCTTTAGTTGAATCGTTTGAATTACTATAATTAAATAATGAATTTATTAATTCTTTTGTATTTGCAACATCAAACGCATTCATTATGGTTTTATATGTAGCACTTACCATTTTCTTAGCATCTTCAATCCTAAATGATAATGGATCTTTTCCATATTCTCTGATAATTGTGTTTACTATATATTTTTGACGTTTAGCTGGATCTTCTACAACTTTCTTTTTCTTTTTAGTAGGCATATAATTTATCCTCTCTTATAGATATTTGTATAAGTAGATTTCTATACTTATTTTGTTTTATTGGTTAAATTTTTTATATGATTTTTTGGATATGGTTAAGGTTTGATTATAAATAATAATCGCTCTATATATTTATAAAAGTATCCATTTATTTTTTTAAAAAAAGTGTAACGCGCTAACGAAAACCAATGAACAACTATTGTTATTAAAAAGAAGTTATAAAAGAATAGTTATAAGAAGTTATTTATTCTTAAGAATTTATATTACTTTTGAATATGTTACAGAATTAATTCTAGAAATTTTTTAAATCATTAATATCATAATAAGATATATATGATACTTAAATTTTTCATCAAAAAAAATTTAAGTAATTAAGTTACTAAAATTATTATGATATATATTTCTAAGCTTAAAATTTCATCAAAAAATTTTAAGCTCTTATGAATATATAAGATATTCAAGATATTTTCCGTTAAATCTAATAAAATTAAATAATTAAATATATGAAACTAATAAGAAAACAGAAAAAAATTTGAATACTTATAAAAGTCATATGATATTTATAATTAACTTCTAGGGATATTTTTATTTTTTTGAACTATATGAAAATATACTAAAAAGTATGTTACTAACTATAAAAACTAATAACTTAATAAATAATTTCCATTTATATTTTTAATATAAGAGTTCATATAAAATAAATAATTCCATTCAAAAAATTAATAGCTACAACTTAATAAAATATTTTTAATATATTCCATTATTAAAGATTTTTATAGCGTCAAATATATTCATTTCATTTAAGCTTCAATAATTCATTTTTTTATTTCATCGTTTCAAAATCCAATAATAAAGATAAAAATATTTCCTTCTCCATTAAAAGGTCCCCGACGCAGTCCAATATTCTACTATAAGTATATGAATAATTATATATTTTAAAAATTAATATTTTTATATATATTATAATTTTAGTAATAGACATTTAAAGCGTTTGCTTTAAAAAATAATGTCTATTATTGGAGGAAAATGGTAGATAATAATAGTCTACCAAAAAATAATAATTTTTCTGGATTAGATGAAGAATCCAGAAAGGTTATAGAAGAGTATGTCGACCAGTGGTGGTCGGATATACTCAAAATAGAAAAAGAGTTTGAAGAACTGAAAAAACGTTATTCAAACTCTAACTCGTAACTCATCTAACCTTCGATGAGTATAAATAACGGAAAGGTATTATAAGGAGTATTTATATACTCCTAATTTATTATAGGGTCTACTACTCCCCTATTATTAAAAAGAGTAAGGCATGGAATGGCCGATGAAAATAACCTCATCCGAAATGATGATAAAAACTATTAACCGGTAAATCAGGTCTTTCTAGACCAAAACCCTCTGATCGTTCGATCCATGTCAGGAGGTTTATAGAGTCTGCCGGTATATAAAATAAAAGGAGAGATGATTCATATCTCTCCGACTCTTATTTTTTTTTCGCTTTATTTTAAAAATAATGGATACTATATATATTATATTTTTGATAATAAAGATTTTTTTATCAAAAAATTAATATTTAAAAGGAGGGTATAATGTATATACCACAAATGCTTTCAGCTACAATAAGTAACTCTTTGGAGTATTTATCCAATCCAGATAATATATCTAATATAATATTATCATGTAAAAGGGATAATATATACTTCGATCCATCAAAATTTAAAATATTAGGATATTGGTTTAAACCAATAATAACTTATGATATTATAATAATATTACCTATTATAATATGTGATAATCATGTATATATTATATTAAATCCATATGATGTAGATCAAATGAAATCGGTATTATCCAGAATTGTTATTGGAGCGGATCAAAAAAGATATATTGACTTATATATTAATAATATAGTAGTACCAGAATGTATATCAAAACGTATGAAGTATAATTGTGAATATTGTAAATACTCTAAATATACAACAAAATTGGAATGTAAACTTGAAAATGATGTTGCAGGTAAAATTGATGAAAAATGTAAACTAGATTTCATCTATGATAGTAGTAAAGTAATGTTACAAATAAATAATCAAATTAAATTAATTAATAGTAAATTGAAGGAGGAAAAAAATGATTAAAATAAATCTAAATGATTCACTTACAAAAAAAATAAAACCTACATTTCTTTTCAATACATTTAAACCTATACTAATTATGATTGGTATACTATTTTTAATTTCCATGATTACATTAATTATAGTATCAGCCCAAATTCAAAATATAAAGTTACAATCTAATTTGCATATATCTATAATTTTAATTAAATCAGTTGCAATATTGGTTTGTATAATATTTTATAATATTTTTAAAATTCATAATAGAATTGAAAGGGTAATGGCATCCCATGAAAAATCATCTTCTTATTTACATGGACTTACAATAAGTAATATGTATAAAAATATAATAGAAACAGATAAAAGATGTATCAATTGTAAGTATTGGGAATCAATTTATATAGAACCCAATAATAAAATGCCATATGGAATCTGCTATAGATTAAGTATGGGTAATAATGTTATATTAGAAAATACTGTAAATAAATATTTAAAATGTAATGAACGAGATAAGATAATAACATCATTTATTAATAATACTAATATATCATCTAACCATTCTACTTGTATGGTTACAGGAGATAATTTTGGATGTAATCATTTTATGGTTTCTGTAGTCAATGAAGATACTTTAGAATTTGATAAAATACCATTAAAATCTTTAATTAGATCAGATATATTTAAAGAAAAACGCCGATATATAATATATAATATCGGTGATAAATATAACTGGATATCTAGTAATATTAAATATCATGCTACGATTACCGATGATGCCTTTAATTTTTTATTTGATACTGATAATGAAATAGATAAAGGTCAGCTAGATCATATAGTTAAAAAACATGATAGTAATATTATAATTTTCGATATGATTGGTATGAAAGATATATTTATAGATGGTATGTTTACTACAAATAAATCATCTATTAAATTAGTTAATAAACTTAAAAATATGGGCTTTTTTAATATTTTTATTCTATTACCTAACTCAAATATGTTAGATATTGATACTGATCTATTACAAAAAGATGATATTATTATCAATGCAGATTATCTAGTGGATGAAGAATAATAGATATAAGACCCAATATGCCCGGGTCTATAAAAATAGGGCATATCTTTCTATTAAAAATTTCTTATTTTTTTCGTCTTTTTTACATATATTTTTTATATTTTAAACCCTTAAAATTCTATATATATTATTATTTTGAGTATAGTAGTAATTTGATGTTGCTTACTATACTCGGTGGAGCCCACCCCTGCGGGACCAGTGGGCATAAGCCGGTTATCATACCAAACCGAACATAAGATCTATTTGGTATGGGAATTAGTACCCCTAAGGTATAGATATATTTATATGATTTGATCACATATAAATATATCGAAGTTTCATCCTTCTTTAAAAAGGGTCGGGTAAAAGCTATATTTATCCGAAGGGGAAAGGTATATGTTATGGAATATACCGAGTATCGATGGTATTAACTACTCAGCCATCAATATTAAAAATGAGTAGATAGTATGACTCTATATAAAAGTCCTTGGGGTTTCGGTAAACCCCATGAAGGATTGATCATCCGGGAAAATCCCTATAATTATATAATTTATTAATATATGGTTATAGGGTTAAGAAAAATTACCGACAATCACCACTTCTGGTAGATAAGTGGAATAATGATTGGTTTTATATTTCTACTGAGGATGTCAATAAAATGACAACATGTTATCAACATCCTCGTATATTCAAGTACCCTGAAATAATGGGAACGAATATACAAAAGTAATATTATACTATATATAGCGAGTAATAATAGTATAGTATTAATGATATCATGAAGATGGTGATCCTCGAATCGAGGCAATGCCACCCCCCGAATATAGGCGGGGAAGACCTATATATCAAGTGTCTAATAATGACACTATAAATAAAGGGAATTGATATTTCCCTAATGATAATGGTATTTATGAGATACCATTAGAAGATCCCCATAAGGATCAAATATCCGGTCAATTGAGCTGAGATCGTAAGTATAAAATATACATTCAGCTCGTTTCATTTCTTAAGGTTTTATTAATATTTATATCTTATTAAGGGATATAGATATCAATAAGATCTTAGGATCTTAGGATCTTAACGGTCGTAACCCACAAAGACCGTTGGCCACAGTGGATTTAATTCCACAATATGCCAAATCAAAACTGGGTGTAGGCGTTCAGGTAGTACGCCGAAAGATAAAAATCTACTATCGCCAACCGGGAAGAGGGGCGATTAATAAATTCCACCGGATGGAGTGATTTCCTTATCCACGTCGCG